ACAACAATTCTGTTGTAGAAGTCACGGGCACGCTCACCTGACCAACGGCCGTCAGCTGAGATAGCTGACCATGTTGAATAACCGACGCCAGGGCCGGCATTCAAGCATGTTTGGATCATACGAGCAATCATTTCACGGTCGATCTCAGCTTGAATTTCATATGACATAGCATTTGTTAATTCAGCGTCGATATCGATGCCGTTCATGTTCTTCAGATCTTGTTCGAGTTCAACGGACCACTTAGCTGCAAGACGGCGTGTACCGGCTTCAACTGCAGTCTTTTCGAACGAAACAGTTACTTGTGGGATATTTGAGGTCAATTCAAATTGTGAAAGAATTGCTGCAACACCTGCATCTTCAGGAAGCATTGTGAAGTCTTGACCTGGGCGGCCAGACAATGCTGCTGATGATGTGCCTGTGAAGGCTGTATTTAGGTAGTTGTAACCAATTTCTTTACCATCTGAAATTGCTCTGACACCGGCACCACTTAGGCCAGCAACGGCATTGCCGTCACCGTAATTTGTGCCTGGGAAGCCAAGAGCGTTAGCTTCATATTTGTAGCGCATTGCGAAAGCAAGGCCTACAGGTCCTGTCATTGGCTGTACACCCACGATCTCATTTGTGATGAGCTCAGGGAATGTACGGCGAATCATTGGAATCAATACCTTTGGCAGACGGTAATCGCCGTTGGCGTATGTGTCTGAGTTAGGGATTGTACCAGGGTTGACAGCATATGAGTTAGGACCAAAAACGCCACCAGCTGTGTTTGACTCAAAGCACCATTTTTCTTGGTTCTCAAGAAGGATGGCTGTGTTCAAACGCTTGTGTTCGTCTTCGATAGCTGCAACTTTGTCAGAAGTGTAGTCCAATACTGGGCTCCACTTTTCAACTAAAGATTCAGCTCTGTTTTTATCGATGTGTAGAAGTTCCATAGTTATTTTATTTCTCCTTTATAGAAGTTTTCGACCTTAATAAGAGTATGAAAATTAATTAGTGTCTAAACTTAAGTCTAGAACCATCTAATTTTTTCATCTCATTCAGATATCCGCCAACAGGATTATTTTCAACTGCTGGTGCAGAAATTACTTCTTCAACAAGCGGCTCAGTTTCAGGGCGATCAACGGCCTCAACGATCCGTGATGTTGCTCTTTCTTTAGCATCTTCAACTTGTTCGGAAGATTCTTTCTCGAACATCTCAACTACGTACTGATAGTTTTCTTGAATATACTCGGGTGACTTACCTCTGAGTAATTTACTGACATATGCCTTTGTACTTTCGGGCATATCTTTTGTTTTTTCTTCAAGCAAAAGTTTGGCTTCAGCATTCTGCAATTGTGCATTAAGCTGTGTATTTGCCTCTAGTGCTTCATTCAATTCCTTCTTTAAGGAATCGATTGTTGACTTTCCATCAATAAGAGCATCTTTGATCTCGTTATTGAGAAATTCTTCGTTAATACCAACTAACTTGCGAACCTCGTCAAGAATTTTGCGTGAGCGAATATTCTCAACTGCTTCATTGACTTGTTGTGTAGGTACTACTTTTTCAAGATACAGATCCATGTAATTTGAAATCTCATCTACAAGACGAGAACGGAAGGATTCTGCTTCTTCTTTTAAAGCTGTTTCATACTTTTCAACTACTTGTTGTAATTTACCTGTATGATCTTCATCTACTTTTTCTAAAACTTTTTTAAGCTTAATGGCGTGATCAAAGTCAATTGTCTCAACTAACTTTTGAAGCTTTGCTGTATGATCTGCATCGATGGACTCGATTAATTGTTCAAGCTTTGCTGCGTGATCTTCATCAAGCTTTAGTGTAGCAGCTTCTGCTGCAAGTTCTGCTTTTTCGTTTACTGCAGCTTCGAAAGCTTCGTGTACTGCTGTTAAGGTCTCTTCTGTGATGAGATCTTTGAACTGTTCTTTAAGAATTGTTTTGAAGTCCATATTAGTTATATATTTATTTATTCTAGAGGGGTTAATTTTCTTCTTGATTTACAAAATTACGGATCCTATTTTTTAATTTTGTTTCAACAGCAGCTTCTAGAGCTTGTTGTGCTTCTGAATAATCTTTATTGGCTAACTTACCAATAAAATTATTAATAGTAGTTTGTTCTTCTTGTGTCATATTAAGCTAATTTAATCCGATTAATAAAGCCGATCAAGGCTTCTCTTAAGAAAGTGTCAGTGCCGTGTTTAGGTAATGTGGTTAGTGTTTCTTTTAGTTGTGCTTTTGCTGCTGCCGTGCACTCAATAATGGATCCATCAGGACGAATCATATATTCTTTTGATTCCATTATTGATTCAAGCATAGCGTTTTGTACTGATGGTTGATGTACAACATCTAAACAGATTAAGTGAAAATTTGATACATGTTTAGCACCGGCAGTTTCGTTTATATTACCAAGTGCACGAGACGAAATACCCATTTTAATGCCATCAGTAATAAGAGACTTAAGAAGTTGTCCCATAGGGGTGTTAAGTACTTGAGACTTACCTAAAAAATAATTTCCGTTTTGTTTTAACTCAGTAACGAGGTGACAGGCATTAACAGGGTTAACCTCTGTTGATTGAGGGTGATTCATTTCACCGATAGCGCGGCGAGACTTAACCATTTCATCGGTATAGCGATTTACTTCTTTGACCATTTCGTCAAGTTTGTAAATACGCCCGTTTTGATTTTTTTGTTCAGCCATTAAAAAAGGGCCTGTGATGTAGAGTTTTTGTTCTCCTTGACGATTTTTTTCCTCGATCATAAAATCAAGACCGTCATGAATATCTTCGACTAAAAATTTAAGTCCCATAGGTTTCTATTATTTAATCTACTACGTCGCTATTTCTCCAGTTAAAATAGCATAAATATTGCCGGTATGTTTACAGCATTATTAGCCTTTACGGCATTATTGGTAGCAGGGTGCGGAGCTTATTTCTCTGTGCTTGGTATAGCAACTTTATTTTCTGGTCACTTTTGGCAGGTGGCTGTAATGGCAGGTTCTCTTGAGCTTGGTAAATTAGTAGCAACTTCTTTCTTATATCGCTATTGGAAAAAAATAGTTTGGCTTTTAAAAATATATATGATAGGAGCTGTACTTGTGCTCATGGGTATTACATCAATGGGTATATTTGGTTATCTATCTTCAGGCTATCAAGTTAATGCGGGTAAAACTGAATTAATCGATAACAAAGTCGCACTTATTGAACAACAAAAAATTAATATAAAAAGTGAAATTGAACAAATTAATCAGCGCATTACAACGCTCAATGAAGCTCGTAAAGCTCAAGAGGCAAGATTACCTCAAATGTCAAGACGGGCAGCTGCCCCCGTTTATGAAGACATGGCAAGAGCTGCAGAGGAAATTAAGGGTTTAACTACCCGAGTTCAAGAACTTCAGACAACTGTATTTGAAAAAGATAATGAACTTATTACTCTTAGTAGTGAGGGAAATGAGGTACATGACATTGGTACATTTAAGTTTGTAGCTGAGTCAGTTGGTTTACCTCTAGACACGGTTGTAAAGATTTTTATTATTTGTATTGTATTGGTGTTTGATCCTTTAGCCGTGGCATTAGTTTTAGCTTACAATATCGCTAGGGGCGGTTCTGTACTAAAAGAAACAAAACAGTTATTAATAGATGAACCTATACCGGTCGCTAAACCAAAAACAAAAACTATAATAACTGAAGAAATAATTGAAGAAGTAGTTCCGGAAACAACCGGTAAAACACGAAAGTATTCAGCTCATTTAATAGATAAAAACTTAAAGCCCTAAATGCTTTTCAGTTAAAATAGTAAACTCGTAGCCTTTTTTCTTTGACCACTGTTCAGCAGCATCCCATTTAGCTCTATTTTTAACATACTCAGCTTGACGTCTTAAAAGAGCTTTAGTGTTACGAGTGGGTTTAGGTGGCACTGTTTGTACAGAAGGTTTTATTTCTATAAGGTACTTTTTAAAATTGCCCTCTTTTGTTTTAAGAGTTATATTTGAATCTACAAAATAACGAGAGACTTTACCTGTTAAAGGATTTTGATAGGGAATAATAATTGATTCAGATCCCCATGACACAACAGCGGGGTTATGATCACACCAACGCATATACTTTAATTCATAACTTGAACGGTAAAGTATAGGTAGGGAGCCTTTATATTTTTCAGGATGTTCGGGTTTAAAAATACCTTGTTTAAATTTAGATGTTCTTTTACGGTTCACAAATTAGCATTTCCATCTTCTTCTTGCTGCACATCCTCTGGTTTTTTTACCTGCGCAGCCGCCCGCTGGAATCCAAGCTTTGCTTCGAGCACAAAAACTTTTTCTACGCTTTGAGGCTTTTGATCCTTTTTTAACTTTACCGGTTACAGGTGCTTTTAAATTAGAACCTGTTGCCCTATTATATTTTGCTCTACCTTTTGCAGTTAAACCACCCCCTCGATTAACTGGAAGTTTTTCCCCGCGTTTAATAGAAAGACTAGGGGCTTTTTTTTCTTCTAAAATATTTTCAACTAATAATTCAAAGTTCATAAAAAGTAATTACCCTAAAAAGAATTGAGCAGGGGTTTGGTCTTCGTATGTATTTTTAAGCTCTGCTTCTAAAGCATCTCTTTCATTAATACCTTGTTGCATAAAATCGTTATAATTGACATTTCCGCCACCAAATAAATTTGTGCCACCATATTTGCCTCTAACATTAGCAACTGTAATTTTCGAAAGAGCTAAAGTATAACGATATATCCATCTTTCATTAATAATATCTTTAATAGGCCTTTCAATATAACAACCTACTATACCCATATATGTTTGATCGGGAATTGGTTCAGGTATAATTCTAAGTATTTGATTTTTTGAATCAAATCTAAAATGAGGTGTCATAGCGAGAACTTTATTTCTTGTATCAATAAAGCCTTTAAGAACTTCCCAAGTTATTAAATCGAAACCGAAGTTGCCAATCATATAAGATGAATAGATTTGTTGAGCCATGGCTTGCTCCAAAGTAAATAGAGTATTAATACCGGTTGTTTCACCATATGTAAAAGCAAAACAATCTAATACTCTTCTATAATCATTTAAATCGTAATCGTAGCCAGTTGATAAACCTGGTGTAAAAGACGAATACATCTCTTGGGTTTGATTTATAAGTGTATCTACTTTTATGCCTTTACCTTTTTGATATATTTTAGAATCAAATACTAAAAATTCTTCAGTGTAGCCGGCGTATTTTGTAAAAAACTCCATAGCGGTAGCTATGTTGTCGTATATTTGTTCATTAGCTATTTCAACGTTAACTAAAGGCTCACCCATTTGTCTGCGAATTCTTTGTGCTAATGCATCGTAAGTCTTTATAACTGGATTAGCATTAGTAGAACCGGGTGTATAACGGGGTAAAACGTTCATGGTATAATATTATTTAAGTTATTAAGGTTCTTTTAACCCTCCAAAGTAACCATAGATTTCTGATTTATCAGATGCATCTTGATCTACTATACATTTAGCAGCTTTATCGTTTGATTGTTCGTATGGTCGTGTTAGATCTTCAGGATTAGCCCCGCCGGCTTCTCTACCATACTGTTCATCATCATTAAATTGAATATTAAGAGGTTCTTTTGGTGTGCCAGGCTCGTATGAGTATTCCCAACGTTTACATTTCATAACCCAAATATAATGACCCATAAGAGCATTTGCATTAAGTTGTAAATTTTGATCATCTCTTTCTGTAATTTCATAAACGGGCGCGCCTCTTCCTCCGGGTCTATCCCCATAACCACCATATTCTTTCATTTCAATTAAGTCTCCTGCTTTTGGTTCTTTATATTCCCCGAACGTTTCTTGAAAAGAAGATATATGCATTACACAGGTCATATCACAGTCTGCCATAATACCAAATTTTGAAAGCATGATAGCATCATTTGTAATATCGGTAAACATGACCATAGGTCCTGCTGATACAAAGGGTGTTGTTGGATCTTCTCCGTAAAGATAGTAATGAGAAGAAAGAGTATATCCGTGAGTGTAATATGTTACCTCAGTACCGTAATGCTCAATTTGTTCTTTCCAATAACCAGAAACTAAAGCTCTCTCGTTATCGTTTACTGTTTTATCTAGATAACGAACTTTTTCCATATTAAATTTTACCTAATTTTTTAAGACCTCTTTTTAAAGAAAACTTTGCAAACTTTTTTTTATTTTCTATATCTTTATGAAGATTATCTAAATCAAAAGTTGCTTCGCCTAACATTCTTGGTTTTTTTATCCATTTTTCTGTAAAAGGGTGATATACGGCATCGTATCTATCTTTATCAAACTTTCTAACTGTGGGTATATAATGTATAGGATGTAATGAACCTGCAGCTAATTTTCCATTTATATCTTTTATTCTATTAAGAATATGTTCTTTAAGTATATCGGAAAGATTGGTTGTGTTAATTTGTACAATTATATTAATAGAGGATTTATTAGATGAGCCTTCCTTTAAAGCCGGTCCAACCATAAAATAATCCCATACACGTTTTTTAATTCCTTCTTGTTCTGCAGAATTAATTTTTTCTATATCGTTTAGAATTTGAGTTTTAATAGTTGGTTGTAGCTTAGGGTCGCCGCCATCTGGCATAAAATACCAAACTCTTGGATCTAAAGAATTAGGTGAAATTGGGTTTGTATGTGTTTTTAAATATTTTTCAAGTTCTTGTTCGAACAATTTCATAATAGTATTTATGCTATTTCTATAAACAGAAACAGCCCCTTTCGGGGCTGTTCATATAATTATGTATAAAAAACTTATTTAAAAAAGTCGCCCTTTTTAACTGTTGACTTAACTTCTGGTTTACCTTTTGGGTTTTGAAGTGATTTGTCGTGAGCTTTTGCTGGTTTAAGTTCTGGATCTGATTCAATATCTCCCCCGTGTGCTTTACCACCGTGAACTTTTGGGTTGCCGCCTACTTTATTATTTTTATTTTGAAGAACTTTACTTTTATCACCAAGAGGTTTTAATTCTGTTGATTCTTTAAAAGGTTTTTCAGATTCTTCTTCTGACTCTTCTTTTTCTTCTTCTGGCTCTTCACTGCCAAACTCAACTTCTTCTTCATCTCCCTCTGACTCTACTTCTGTTTCATCAGAAATTTTATCAAGGATTGTTTGAAGACGATCCATTACTTCTTTGAGATCTGATACTAAATCCGAAACTTCGTCTTTACTGTCTTCAAGTTCGTCGACCATGTCTTCATTTGAAGTAGGAATTTCTACATTCATATCATCTGAAGTTGGTGCACCAAACTCTTCAGTTAATGTTGCTTTAAAGAGTCTTTCAAATGACCCTTCGAATGATCTTTTTGGTTCTGCTTCCATAGAATCTTTTAATACATTTGCTTTACCCGTTAATACTTTTGTACCTTCAGCCTCTTCAGGTGTATCTAAATCTTTTTTACGTGCATCAGGCCCTTGACCTGCTACTGGTCGTGCTTTTTTAGCATCGATTTTTGAATCTAGTTCATTAGCGCCTTTAACTACATTGTCTTTAGCTTCGCTAAGGAGAACTTTAGATGTGTAAATTTCTTCAAGAGGATTTTTCTTCATATGTTGTAATTATATTTATTCTATCTAGGTTAATTTTTAACTGTTCTGTAATTGTTTTTGTAGATTTATTATAGCAGCACTTTGTTGTTCTACTATAGTCATTAATTGCTGTACGGCGCCGTAAAGAGCAGCATAAATTTGATTTGCATCTAAAGTTAAACAGTTTTCAACGGTAGTTGGGTTGTCAGTATTTGAATTATAAACCATTGTTTTTTCTTTTACCCCTTTAGGAAAAACCTCTTTAACATCCTGTGCAATCCACCCCAGCATAGATCTATCTCGACCCGGTACAAATTCATTCCAAGTATAATATTTAAGAGGTAATGTTTTTACAATATCGTAACATCTTTGGGTGTTAGCTAATTCTATGTCATGCTTAATTCTTTCATCCGAATTTATCAACCAAAGAGTTGATGTAGGTTTATATGTCCAATCTGTTGCACACTCTACTGTAAAAGTATTTGAATCAGGGAATGCAGGATACCCGGCCCCAAGAATAGAACCAGGTAAGGTAACCGGGTACATGCCAATACCTACATCTCCGTCCTTAGTAATTGTGAGCCTATCAGGGGATAAAGACGGAAGAGCTCTATCTGCTGTTTTACGGATAACTACTGCTCCATCTGGTTCTATAACTACCCGCTCTGTATCTCTAGTACCTAAAAATAAACCACCAGATAAATCTGCGTTATTTATAATAAAATCCCCTTGTATTGTTTTTGTAATATCAGCGTAGCTTGTATCTGTTATATTACCATTAATATAACTTGATGTTAAAGTCATGTAACGAGTTGTAATTTCAACTTCAGCCCCAGATGTAAAGTTAGTATATAAAATTAAATTTGTATCATTTTGATTTTTAAAAACTCCAAAATTTTGAAATATACCTGTAATACCACTCAAAACAGCCACTCTAGCTGATAAAGGCCCAAGTTCAGTACCTATATTATAGTACATTCCTTCAGGTGCGCTTAAAGGTGTAATAGCTGCTGTTTGAATTGTTAAACCGACATCTAAATTTTTGTAATTTAAATTTATAGTATCTAAAGAATCACCGATACAATCGTTTTCATCAATTAGTGTTATGTAATTGTAATCACTCATATATTAAACGTAAATTTGTACTAAACTTGGTACCGCTGTAATTCTTGGTGATGCGTCAACACCAAGTTGACCTGAACCGGTTCTATCATATCTCCAGTACGGCCAATTTGGCCACCAGTAGTACCAATACGTACCAGATAACTGTTGGTAACCAACGTCACTATCGTACCCCCATGCTAATACACGACCTGTATTTAAAAGACATAAAAAGTTTGCAAAACCTGAGTCATTATTTGTGCTTCTAATTTGTACCGGTACTCCTAAGGCGGGGTTGTATAATACTCTAACAAACGTTTCAGAGTTATTCAAAGTACCACGACCTAAAAGACCTGTACCACCATAACCAGATGCCCACATATTATTATTAGTATCTAATACTAACGTTGTTTTCTCAGTACCGTTGCCCGCAACAACAACTTGTTTAACTTTAGCTCCTGTTTGTACCCATGGCCAATTTGGATTTACCATTGGTGGTTGTTTTGGGTCTCTACGAATTACACCAGTCAATGCAAGAGACATATCTCCTAAACCAAGAGCTCCGGAACTATTATTACCCCATCCTTTAAGACGATATGCATCTCCGTCTCTAATTAACGCCCAGCATGTTGTGGCATCACTATCAGCATGCGCTACTACATCAACAACAAAATCTTCAAAAGGAACAAACCCGTTTGTTAGACCAAATCTTGTTTGTCTCTGTCTTGAAACATTATAAAAAGGTACACGGCCAGGGGATAAAACTTTTTCTCCAGATACTTGTCCGTTGTTATCAAAGCCAGCGGCCCATAAAGTGCCGTCAGTAAGAGTTATCCAAGCAGATATGTTATCTACTGTGCCACCGCAACGAACATTATTAACAACATAATTAGCAGGTAACCCAGCAACTTCTTGAAATGTTACTAAATCTCTATCAGCTGTACCGATACCTGCCTGCCCGTCTTGATTTCTGCCACATACAAACAACTTACCTGCTGTATCCTTAATAAAGGTTGTAGTGCGACGATCATTTCCGCCTGATGTAATAAACGCTACTGAACCTACATAACCCACTCTTCGAGGTAGGGTTATAATTTCGTTTCTAACAGTTCTTGTAGTGCCTGTTTGACCGTTGCTGTTATCGCCCCATACGTATAGCGCCCCTGAGCGAGTTACAGCAAAAACAGTTATATAATCAGATTTAGCCCCTGAGCCTGTTGATACCCGCACCACTGGGTCGGTTACAGCTGCTGCATAACCAGGAACCGGGTTAGTTTGAAAATTGTACGGGGTGGTATTAAAGGTATCCCCTAAAACGTTAATAAATGTAAAAGCGGCTATGACAGTATTTGTATTGCCCTGAGCAACTTGACCGTGTCGATTATAACCTGCTCCGTATAAACGACCTTTAGAAGTTATAATATAAGCATTGTGACAGTGAGTATATGCTCTTATTATTGTTTCATCGACCTGCAATGGCGGCGAAAAACCAGAAATTCTTGGCAGAAAAACAGAATCCGGTGCGCCAACTCCTAGTTCTCCGTAACTATTTAATCCGCAAACACGCATTGACCCGTCATTAAGAATAAAGAAGTTATTTCTACCGCCGCCGGAATTAATACCTTGTTCTTCTAATAATGACACTCTTAGCGGATTAAATTTAGGCACATTAACTATTACCGCATTATTTGCGGTACCTGTTCCAGATACTGTAACACCTTCACCAACAAAGTTGAAAGTGGTAACGTTAGATCCTACTTGTTCACTATCTTTAAGAACAGCAACACCAGCAGATATTTCACAAATAGCTGTTCTAAGTGAATTAAAATTGGTGTTTATGGTAATGAGGGAGTTACCTATACACTCAGTTTTGGGAATTGTTGTTATACTTGGACAAGGCATAATTACTATCTTTTTTATTTATTACGGCAATAACAGAGATCAAAAATTATTTAAAATTAGGTTGGAGTTATTATTTGTAAAGTACCTGGTGTACCTGCAAAAGTTAATGTTACTTGTCTAATTTGTTGTTCTTGTTGTTCTTGTTGTTCTAAAATTGTAAACAAACAAACGGGGTCAAAGTATGCTATTATGGATGATAAATTTTCCCAGAGATATCCTATTATTCTATTTACTGAAGCTGCAGTTACAATTTCATTTTGACCTATAGATATTTTATCTTTACTATGTGTTGGTGGTATATACTTTTGACAATTATTCAATTCAAAAATTAATGATCTTCTAAATAATTCTATATTATCCCATATACGTTGAAATGCTTTATTATACACCCAGTCCTGCACATACTCGTCTTTGTGTATTAAAATATCCCTTAACTTCCAATAATTGCTTGGTAACGGTCCTTTGAGTTGCTTTGTTCTCATAGGGTCAACGTATTTTAATATTTTTTCTCCAGAAGTAATTAATACATTTCGATATTGATCTTGATGTACACTTGTTATATTTTGCGCACATGCTTTATCCTGTACAATAAAACCTGCAAATGCTCCATTTCTAAAATACTTACCAACTTTTTTAGCTGATACAACATAAATTAACTCTCTGTTTTGATTGACACTAAGTCGTAAAGATGTTGTATTTGAAAATTCATTTAGAGTGTACTCAAAAAGATAATTTCCAATATAAGAAAATACTATAATTTTATTATTAACTAAAGCGTGTACTTGATTTTGACTATCAACAACAATACTGGTAGGAGTATTATCTGTAAACTCAGGAGATTTTATAGTTTGAATCCAAGTACCGGTGTTAGTATAATGCTTAATACAGCTGTTTCCTGTATCTGCTATCCAAATATTATTTAAATTATCAATATGTATGTCGTTCGGGGAGGAGTATTTGTTACGAGAGTTAGAAGAACCAAATCCGCCCCAATCTAAAATTTTAACCCAAGGTGTTGTTTGTGTTATATCAAAGTCGTATGCTACAACTCTATTAAGAGTTCCATCAAGTACAAAAAATCTACCGTTGCTATCAAACTCTATATTTTTAATATCTTTAAATGCAAAAAAGTCATCTATAGTTCTTTTCGACGCTATGAAAGAAGGATCATATTCAGAAGATAAAACTTTTATTTGAGTTGGAAGAGCAACAACTATTAAATCATTATACGTTGCAATATTACGGTACGAGCAAACAGGGTTATCAGTGCACTGACCTATAGGGTTAAAGTTTTCATTAATTTTTGGTATATTAACTTGCCAAAATCCATCATTACAATTTAAACCAGTGATAACATCCCCTTCAAGAGTTATGCAAGGTTCAGAATACCATCTCTTTTCATATATTTCTCCAAATTTAGTTTTAGACCATTGTACTAAATTTGTTATATTATTACTACGACGGGACTTCCATTTCCATTCAATACAATGACGACCAAAACAATCCGGGTTATAAGAAGATGTTGTTGACGATTTACGTAAATGTAATTCCCATGGTGCGCATTGAGCAAGACGACCATTTGCTGTTATTGCAGTTATATTAGTATCTAAACATTCAACGTCTTCCCAAGTAACGTACTGAGATGCTGATACAGAAGAGGTTACAGGTGTTAAACATTCGACATCTTCCCAAGCCCAAACAGGGCATACAAAGGCCCCTGGTGGTGGCGGAGGTGTACCTAACCAACCATAAAATTCAACTGGATCATCATAATAGTTGCGGCTGCGAGTTTCTAAATATTCTAAATTCTCGTAAAATTTTCGTATTACTGAATTTATATTATTTTCAGTTACCCATTCATTAGGTGCGATATGTGGTTTATTAGGCCATGGTAATACTAATTCGCTTTTTGGTGTTCGATAATTTTCAGGATCAACAGTATCATATTCTGCTACAATGTTTAAAATATTTTTATATTTTTCTATTATTGTGCCACCGTTATTATAATTTATCGTAACTGTAATAGTTTTATAGCCGGGTTCAGTATATATAGTTTCGAAATTATTATATATGTTATTACCTAAGAGAGTTATTGGTGTATTATTTTCAAAATCTATTACTATATTATTAACATTATTAAATCCTACAGATAGGTTTTGAAAACTAATTTTTTGCCCTGTTAAAACAAAACGATTAGATGTATAAAATCTAAAGTCACCTCGAGATAATATTCTCGCTATACTTGAATTAACCGCTACTGTGGATTTTGCGCCCCAGTCAAAAGGAAAAGCACTAATTGTACATGTAGCTACTTGTTGACCTTGTATAAAAATATTTGTATTTTCTGTAATACTTGCAGTATAAAAATTAGTTCCGTTGCCCAAATAAGATATTGGAAATTCGTATTTTTTCTCTGTAACAGGTAAAGCAGTATTAATTGACCATTTGCTTGTAGATAGAGTCCAAACAGTGCCAGTACTAGTACAAAACTCTGGTTCTACAATTCCATCATTAGCATTAAACCCTTCAAAAACCCATTTTTTAGGAAACCTCCCTTGTGAAGCAGCAACAGGGAGCGGCGGCGGTGGGGCCAAAGGACCTGATTGTTTACCAGCACCTTGTGTGCACTGAGCGTCAGCCCATGAAGAAGGTTTGTTAGTAAATGAAGACGGATTTGCAGAATAAGCTGACAAAGCAGACCACTTCCACAAAATATTATATTTGTCATAACATCTATCTATTGATTGTATACCTCCCCCGTATAAAGCTACTAAAAGGTCAGCAGATAAAATTTGTGTACCTGAACGACCTATTCCTACCGGTAAAAATATATCCCCTGCGACATCCGTACTAAAAGACGTTAATACCGGTGCAAAATTTACAACCTGTATATTTTTCTTAAACTTATTATTATTAGGGTTTGTATAGGGCTCTACTACTTGAGTGCCTGAAGTTATAAGAACAGTACTATAAAAAAACGGATAGGGTTCTATATCGCCGGTAGTATCGTTTAGTTTATAAATCGGGCCTGAAGATAGTATATAATCATTAGTAACATATAGAGATACCGGTATAGAGGGATAATAACCTATAAACGTTGGAACATTTACTATAAGCTCTCTTGATAAAGAAGTTATTAAAGGATTTGTAGTACCGGCTACCCCAATACCGATATCTTTTTCATACACATTTGTGTTTATATCATAAAATGTCCAAAAATGTTTGGGATTATTTGGATATGTTGGGGCTGAAAAAGTTATTGTTTCAGTATGACCTTCTCCATAAAAACAAAGACCGTTGGTTACTGTATAGTTGTCTGGAGGGAATACTGGTATGCCGGTTCCTGATGCATCAAAATAAACGCTAGGCCAACCTACAAAATCAGCTGATAAAAGCTGGGGTATAAATTTTGCTGAAATACTATTTGTAAAAATATGTGGCGTGTACCAGGAAGTAAGAGAATTAAAAGTGGTACCTGATGATACAGAAATTTGTATGCTACTAACAGATGGTATAAAACCGTTAAAAATACATACATCGGTATAAACAGTTGTATTAACGTCTAAAACATTAGTAGGAATAAGACCGTTGTTTAAAGAAAGGGTGGTAACATTATATTTTTTATTAAACGCGGTTGTATCAGTAGAAGTATATGTGGTTGTTGTTGTTCCGGGTTCAATTTGAGCTCCCCAAATTAATATAGCGTCTGTGTTTCCGGCGTCTGAATTTATTGAATCTGTTGTAGATGTTACCCCAATATCAAAAACAAAAGTATTAGCAGCTGTAATGTTTAGTATTGCCGTACATCTTACCCATCTGTTTTCAAAATCGTATCCTGACAAATTAAATTCAGAAGGGTTAGTAGCAATAACAGCTCCAGAACCAGGCTCCCATATTCCGTAGTTAAAAGTATTTGCACCGTATAGATCAAATATAATATCTCCGTGTTCTGATGTGCTGAAATAAAGATAGCGGCCATCAGCTGATGGGTAAGCATATAGAGAAAATCTATAACGGCCGGGAGATAGCGAAATACTCTGTTGTATGTCGTGAGATATATTATCAAGCTCTAAAACACTAAATGTCAGCGCGGGATCGGTACTTGATGTCCCTGGAAAAACTGAATTGTCGATTTTAATAATGTCATTAGGATTGTAATTTTGTCCTCCGTTATTAGGATTACTGGGGTCTATTACTACAGAAGTAACAATATTGTTATTAATATTAATAAGAAACTTGGCCCCGTAGCCTTCAGAAGCAACTGTAAACTGACTATCTGAAGCCGAGCGTTCGCCGTTATTTCGAGGGAATAAATCGTTTTGTAAATTACCAACTGTTTTAATTGTATTATAAGGCAACCCTGTAACTGGTATAAGCAGGGTAGCAGTTTGTGTGTTATCAGGTGCTGGATATAAATTAGGATATAATTGTAGGTTGTTGGAAGTCCATGTTGGTGTGAAATCAAAATTCTGACTCTTTAAAATGTAATTTATTTTATTAAGAAAGTCCTCACTTATAACTGTTGCGAAATTAAAATTATAAGGAGTATTTGATACTTCTCTGTAAAATAGCGGACTAAAATTTGTATTTTCATAATTCAAGCACAGAGTAGGTATTAATGTACTTGGAAATAAATCATATATAATATTAAAAGAATTAAATGATATAGGTTGCCCAAAACTTAAATCAACACTTGACTTATAGTACGCCTCTATTGTTTGAGTGAGTAAGGTATACGGGGCGATTATATGATTATATGTACCTGCTGTTACATAAAAGACTAATGTACTAATCTGTCCGGCGGTAATATCAGTATTTGAAGTGTAAGGGGTACCGTTAAGTTGTTTGGCCCAAACCGTAGAATCATCAAATGTCCAACTTAAAAGATAAGAAGCTGGGGCTGAAACATATGTTGCTCTTGTAGCAAGAGAAAGATCTAAATTATTAGCGGATAAAAATACAGCAGTAGCAGTTAAAGAACGTATAAAGGGCTCGTTGTCAAAATCAATAGAACTAATTGCTATAATGCTTGTATTTGGAGGACCTTGAGATATTGAATAATCGATTTTATATGTATCAAAAGTTGTAGGCAACGAATCACCAACACTTGACAAGTAATTTACTTTAGCGGTGGGGGTTATTAATGTAAAAGGTATTGTTACAGGGGTACCGGCAGTTAAATCTAATATTAAGGTTCCAACTTGATTTGCAGAAAGAACTGTGTTAGAAAAATACGGTGTGCCGTCTATTCGAGTAGCTAATGCAATAGAATCGTCAAATTCCCAACTTAAAAGGTAAGATGCAGGAGCTGTAACATATCTAGTTACAGTAGCAAGAGATGGGTCGGGTCCTCTATTTGCAGATAAAAATACAGCAGTAGCAGTTAAAGAACGGGCAAAAGGTTCATTAATAAACCTTACCGCACTAAACGCTATAATATTTGTATTTGGAGGCCCCATTATAGATTATTTAACGTCTTTTATCTTAGTTAATCTACCCAATTTATAGAAATTAACTCTGTATAGGCAGGTTTGGTTTTTTGTATTGCGTTTTTTAATATAGATTCGATTTGAGCTTTCATATTAGAATCTGTAATCTTTGAACCAGCAATCTTAACTTTAAAAAACGGGCTTTTAGATCCGGGTAATTTATGTTTAAAAAACCGCTCAATACCTTCCACGTATTGTAATTTTGCAGTAGGTAAACTCCAAACAATATCGGTTCCAATAAATCGTTCTCTAAAAAACATGTCTAAAAAGTCGGGTTGAATTGCATAATCATAGATTTTTATACTATCAATATATCCATCGAAAATTAATGCTTGGGAATTTATTTCAGTATTATAATTTACTAACTTGCCACAAGGTGTTCCTATATATAAATCGTTTTGTCGAATGTAGGCTAAAGAATAGTTACCTGGTACAATACGCTTATCTCGAAACTTAGTATCTATATATAACGACATAACATTTGAACTATACGTACAAGTAATCATGTGCCATGTATCATCTGTAAAATATTGTACAGGTACAGATAAAGTATATATTTTAGTAAGTGTGTTTCTAATTGGTCTGCGCGCAGATAATTTAAACTGTATTTGTGGATTATTGTTATATAAAACTTTATTAAAAATTCTTTTCCATTCGTATCCTGTAAAATCTCCGCGGCAGTTAAAAGTTAAATTATTTTTGTCTTGCTGAGATGGAGGGGTTTGTTTGGTGTTTAACTTAAAGGGTAGAGTGGTAGAACGCTCTGTAGCTCCGTTTAGTGTTATTTGATATAAAACTTTTTCTGCATTATGATAAATTAATGCATACCATTGTTTTTTGTTTTTTTCCCGAAGATATGTATAGATAAAGTTTATATTTTTAGCGTCTTTAACATCCTGATTACCGATAGTAAATGATTGTACTAATTGTAAATTTGATGTATTAATTTTAATAATATTATTAGCGCCGTATAAAACCCATAGGTTATTTTCAGGGTCAACAGCAAGATTTGTACCGCCCCCTTGTAAGGATAAAATTTTATTATCATTATAATAAAGATCTCCGTCTTCTTTTATAACCCACTTTTGATTAAAGTTATCGTATTTTATATCAATACATTTTGGTTCTTTGACTAAAACCCCATCTGTATTAAATGCTATTTGATCACCATTGAAATATTTGTCACTTGATAAGCTAGAAGCTAAACTTACAAATGTAAGAGTATCATCAAAAATATAAGTGCCTATTGTTGTTACAACATAACAATTATTATTACCGTCTAAAGCCATTAAATGAGGGTTACCTTTTATTAAGAAAGCTTTACCGTCTCCGTAGTTTGTTATTGATAGAATATCTCCTACATGATTAAGTCTATACACTATATTGACATTCCCTGTGTCTAAAACTAGAGTTTCATTATTGCTATTAATAGCGACTTGTATCGGGGTACTAATACCACTAATTTGAGGGCCACCTATGGTTGAAGTGGGTTGTAAGGATTTATCATTATAGTTAAACCCTTCTTGATTAAAGTAAAATAAATGCCCGTAAAAAGATTCTGGTACTACAAAATACGGATAATATTTCAAATTGTTATAGTAAACACCAAAGCCTCCAACATCTAAATTGCCTAAAAGCTGAGTACCAGGAGATTCATTCCAGTTATCACTTTGCACCCAAAAGTTTATAGTAAACTCATCTAAGTTTGTGTAACTGCTGTTATATATAACTCGGGTGTCTAAAAAGTCAGTATTTTTAAAATTTAAAACATTTCGATCAGCTACTTCAGGCTCTTTTAAATTCACGGACCAATTTTCTTTATAATTCAATATTATAGTTTTATTATTATAAACTGATTCATCAATAGGGTTAGCAGAATTCCAAAGATCTAAACTCAATCGAAGTCTATTTTTATTGTCTCCGCTAAATGTATTTACAATTTCAGAAGCGGAACTTTCTCCATGATGAAAGTATTGATATAAAACACCAGAGTCTAATTTTAGAGAAGAGGGTATGTCGTAATATGCATTTGTATTTTTGTAATATGTTTGTGGGGCTGCACTACCTAATAAGGCTTCTTGAATTAAAATTTGACCTGGATTATAATATCTATCCATCCACATTGGTGTATTTCCTGATACGCCATATAACCAGCTACATAACCATTGACCTGTTGGGGGTTCCGTTGGATTCCCCCATGGTGTGGTATTACCGTAATTGCCTAATTTTTCCCAAATTCTATCCGCCATATATGGTATAGGTCCTGCTACTGCCCCTTCACCTATTAACGTATTAGTGTTTATAGTCTGGGTGGTAGTAAAAAAAGGAATATGAAAGTAGGTAGTTTTGTTTTTCTTAAAAGTAATATCAGTAGTTTGAGCCTGATAACCTAAATATACTTTATCGTGGCCTTCTTTTTGATTGGTGCCAGTATATATTTTATAGTAATTTCTTTGATTAAAGTTTTCCATATTAATTAGTAGTTATAAATTCTTCTTCATAACTATTATCTATAGGTGTTGGGTTACCGGTTGGAGAAAACCCTGTTTTAAGATTGGCGATATTAATTTTTTGAGAGTTACTATTTTGTATAGGGAAGCTTAACAAATAGTTTATAGGTACATCAAACTGTTTATTAACAGTGAGATCGGTATTATTTTTTTGACTTGCAAAATCTAAATAATATGTAAACCAATTATTTTTTAATTCAAAGTTGTAATTTAAATCAACGTCAGTTACTCTACTTATATTAAAAACGTAATCATTAATTATTCTTGTACCGATTATAACTCCTGTAGCTCTTAATATATTATCGGGCCCTAAAGCTAAATACCGATAGCCTTCATTAGTAGAGACTATAAAACTGATTGTGTTATTTTGATAAACCCAACGAAATCTACGTCTATAAATTTGATCATCTGTTAGTGGTAATTCGCTACCTCTTACAGTGTGGGGATACTGTTCATCAATTTGTAAATAGAGACTGCCAACTCTTAATTCTACTTCATCGTTTTCTATTGGTGTTATAAATATATTTTGCGGGGTTAATAACTGTGTAATAACATTTCTTTCTGAATCATATCCGAGATAATATATACTAGAATTTCGAGATTGTAAATTAACAGTACATGGTATTTCTCCAACTGTTAATTCTTCTTGTGGTTGAAATATAGTGCTTAAACTAATTGTATCAGTTAAAATGAAGCAGGTATTTTTATTTACTGCAATATCTCGATATTTTTTTAAGCAGTCATAGCTATAAAAACTATAACCTTCTAAAAAGCTTTCAGTATCTTTTATTAAAGATTCAGTTTTATAAAAATCATAATTAAGCTCTACCGGTTGCAGAGCTGTTAATGATTTATATGTTATAGTGGTCATTCTTTATTATTTAATTTTGGGTTAGCACTGTGGAAGAGAAATGATTGGAAATAGATTAGTAGCGTTACCGTTATAGTTAATAATTGGTGAGGTAGTGTTTTTTATAGACTTGGTAGGGTAATTTGGTACTACATTAGTTATTGTATTGTCACTTCTGGTAGTAACAAAAGCAATATTATCGTCGTATTGTAAAGCATACATATTGTTGGTATTTAAATTTTCTACTTTTAATAGGTGTGTTTGGGAATTTAAAGAGGAAAGTGCTATAGGGCCAAGTGTAATGCTGCACCCATCTGCTGAATCTGTACATTCACTATAAACAGTAATAGCAGGATAAAAAACCGGATATGTATTTAAATTTCTTTTATATGTGTAAATTAAATCGTAATTACGAGGATCTGCAGGGTCTGCAGAAAATGCGCTTGTGTATGTGAAAAATGTTAGGTCTGGGGTTTTGTGCCTCCATACTATTTTTTCAGAAGAACCGTCTCCAAGATTCCATACAATTCTATTAATAGCGTAGCTACCAGGTATGGAGCCACGAGGTGTCAGTTGTACTGTGAAAGGAGAGACTCCAGTTATCGGCTGCGTAAAACAATATAGATTTGCAACTGGGGGTGTCTCTACCACTTTAACAGCCATTGTAGCTGTATAAACTTGTATATTACTAACTAAGGTATCTATAAATGTAGCGTCTTGCGGGACTTTACATATCGTGTCGTTGGGTTCAAACATCCATCTTTTTGCAAAAGCTCCTCCTGTATATGTTTGTTCCCATGTAACCGGGTTGCTACCAGATGCAGTGACACACTGTAAATCATACCAATTCCAAAATTTGCAATATTTTGCAAAACAGGCCAGTTCATTATCCCACCATTTAGCGTATTGACCAGTACATTTAGTTTGATCCCAAGTAGCGGATAGTGTTAGCATATTATCCCAAAACCATCTAATATCGTGTTTTCCTTTACATAAATTAATATTTGCATCAGGGTTATTATCTAAATCTTGACGTATTTTTGATTGAAGGTGATATAAGGTTACTGTATAATTCCCGGGTAATAAATATGTGTGCTCAACATCATTAGTGCATGTAATTGCAAGGAAGTTGGTTTCCATATTATAAAAATCCCCGAAATCCCAAAAAAATTGACGATTACTAAATCCACCGTCGGTTATAGAATTATTTTTAAATGTAACTGTTATACCAGGTGCATTTCCGGTAACGCTTGTAGTAAAAGAATAAATTGGTATTGTTGAAATATTATTACCGGTTAGTGGTATACCGTGATCCCACGAATAGTTTTCTGGAACTGTGATAGCTGATAAAATTGCAAATTCTGTTGTCATTAATATGTTGATACGTTAACTGTTAGAGTATAAAAAGTAGGTCCAACATTATTACTTACGCTAAACGGTAAATTAAATGTTCCTGTTATTAAAGGGGTTATTGTAAATAGCCCTGTATCGGTTATTTTATAGTTTATAGTGAGAGGGTCATTATATGTTAAAATAGAAGCTGGTAGTTCGTATAATGTTGGATTATTTTGAGCTGATAATTGAAATGTTCTAGTTTTACTAGCTGTAGCAGGTATGGTTAAAGAGTGAGTTATTACTGGTGGCAATTTTGCAAATGTTGTTGTTTCAGGCTTGTACACCACTATATTATCAAGGGTTAAATTAGCTAAGTTATTAATTGTTAGTTCAATAATATGATCTTTCTTGCTGGTGTTTTGACCTAAAATAGTAAAGGTAAATTTTTTAATTAGAGAATTGTATGTTAAAACAGGCGGATCAATGCTTTGTAATTGCAGACTAGATAGTTCGTTTAATAATAGCGTATCACTATTATTTGGAAATATGTTTATAAATGTTCTTGAACCTAGGTTAAGCTTATATAAGCTGGGGGTAAGCATAGCTCCGCTTAATCCACATACACTAATATAAACTTCTTTTTCTTGAGGCATAAACCATGTATCCCCAACTTTAGCAAATGTATAAGAAGAAAGATTTGAATTTGTTAGTTCACGGTTTAATGATAAACTAACAGGCATTGCTAATGATAAAAAGCGAGTATCATCTGTAACACTATAAATTTCATCAGTATTATAATCATAAACGATTTTTTCGAGCAATACTGCTCCAGACGTTTCAATATATAATGTATCAAAAAACATATCAATTTTGCGAATACCTTGTCCTGTTAGTTCATTTTTTAAAGTGGTGTTTTTGTATGTATCAAATACCCCTGACAAAGAAATATACGCTGGAGAAACAAACTGAGAATTCTTTCGTGTCCATATCTCGCCAGCTACAAAACGACGATCGTATGGTAATATATTATCTAAAAACTTATATAAACCGTACTGATTGCCGTAAATATCAGTAACCCAATTATCTTGTTGTTTACTATTTTGTTTTAGTATTTGAGTATTGCTCCATGCTGAAACACTAGGTACCCCGGTAAAGGTCATAGGTTTATTGGCTATATCCGTCCATTCAGAGTCATTTCTTCCGCCCCATGGGGTTTGACGACTTGTAGGTAATATTAGACCAGTTTGTTTTCTAGTGTTACTCTCATACTCAGATTGATAAGGAATAAACTTTTGATATTTTTTAGATACACTTTTCTTAATTGTTCCAGCGGCTATACCGGTTACAAGGGGTTCTTTTAACCATAAATTATTATCGGTGATAATAGTGTACGGGGAATCTTGGTCTATTTTTGATAAGCCGCGGCCAGAGGCATAATTTATTCCATCTTCAAAAAAACCTGTTAAAGCGTTAGTCGTTAAACTAAGGGTTGCTGTAAAATCTTTATTTAAATATGTTGAAGCTCCTAAATTATCAGGTATAAAATATCCGCCTGCATCTGTGGTGCTATATAAATTTTCAAGAGTAGGTAAGGAAGCTATTGTTGGATAATATCTATTTGTTAAATTATTCCAAGGCTGAACGGGTTGTACAGCTTGCACAGATGTTAAAGAAGAGATTATTAATTCGTATGTTTCTGGATATGCGCTTACATTCCAAACAAATGAATTATTTGCATAATAATAGACTTCTACAGGTTCATTATCTACAATATTTGTTATAGTTAAATCTGAAGGTATGTTTGTTGCACTTGTAATAAGTTCATTTTTGATATTAAACATTATAGATTCAAGATTAGAACCAGCACTTGATTCAAAATAAAGTTTATTCCAAATTTTATTGTTTACTTCATAACGAAAATCGGTTGGTTGATTCCATATAAACGCTGCTGGATATTTTCGAGTATATTCAAAATAACTATTTGTAAAGATACTAATATTAGAAATAATAGGTTGAGTTAATATATTATACCCGTCTACTATTCTTATTGGGGTACCCCAGCTTAAAACCTTTTTATAAGCAGTAGGGGCGCTTTTATCGTTAAAGCCTACTGCCCAGTATGGTCGAGCACCTAATGTATTTGCTGCTGGACGGCCAGTGGTGTAGTTCCAGCCAAATAAAGGCTGGTTTATAACAAACCCCGGTGTTGGTGCAAGGGTTGTAGATAAAGCACTTAAAACAGTTGTTAATTGTACAGCTGTTATAGAAGGTATATTATTAATATAATAATACCCGGTTAACAAGACGCTAGCTGCTAATACATTATCTCTTAATGCTTTTATTGCATTTTGTAATTTAACGTCGTTAACATTAGCTGATGTAATAGCAACGGCTTTAATATCATAAACCCCTGTAAGAGTTGGTACAAAAGAAAATGTAAATGTGTTATTAAAGTTGTATACTTCTCTATCATTCCCGGTTACAGGCGGGGTTGTTAAATACCATGATGAAATTGCAATTACATTTGATATTAGTGCAAGTGGGGATTGCTGTATTCTTCTCCGTCCACGGACTGTTACGTATCTTGGTATGTTTACTACACTACTAAGTTTTAAAGCGAATGTCGCTGGATAAGCTACTGTTACTCTAGGTTCAATATTAAAATCATCGCTATCTATAGATATATAATCGTATGTTGACCAAAGAGATCCTAAATTCGTTGCTGTAAATGCCGGAGCGGTAGTTTCAAAAACTGTAGTATATGTAACAAAAGGAGATTTATTATATAAAAATATATCTCCTCCGTTCAATATTAAATCTGATGGGGTATCTGTTGATTCCCAACTGCCATTTTCGTCTTTAACTGCTTTTATCCAAATTGTATTATTATTGTTGTATGGGTGTCTTACTACTAAAAACGGATAAGGGTTATTAACACTATTTAGCTTTCTACTATTAGCACGATAGTAAGTATATTTTTTTCCTCTTTGAAAATTAAATTTGTTCGGTGTGCCGCCATTACCGGTTTGCCAGTTTCCATCTCCCCAGCCTACTTTTCTATTAGTTTTATACCAAGCAAATGCAGAACTACTTGCAAACGTTGTACCTGTTCTATCTTTCCAGGTTCTTAAATCAAATTTTTTAGGGTACTGTGTGTTTTCAACAATAAAATCTGCAAATTGATTATTATCGGTAAAGAAGGTACCCGGGTGACCAAAAGGTGTAAATCTTGTCTGACCGCAAGTACATAAACCAAAATCATCAGAAGTGGCCGTTAAAGTGTTAACAAATAAGCAATCCGGTTGATGATTATAGGTTTTAAATACGTCTTGTAATTCAATATTGTCTTCACCGTCCCAAACAAAGTCGGTAAATTCTCCTGAATACATTAAAATGTTAAAACCGGGTTGTTGGGTTTTAAATGTTTTATGTTCGTATTGGTTATAACTACCTGATAGCCATGCACATTCTATACCTTGTTCGTAAGTGTCTTGATAGTTATTAATTTTAAAAATAATATCAGCTGTTGATAATTTATTAGAACTAGTTGCGTGCGGTAAATAAACTCCAGACAATTGTGTAGGTTGACAAATATTTTGTAAATTGTCCGGTAAAAAGTCAGGAAAGGGTGCAGTTGGATCTAATCTTGTATAGGGCCAAAGAACTGTATTAGAGAAATCAGCAGCAATTGGTATATCAGTTTTTGTCATTTTGTACAACCATGCTTCTAGAATTTCACCAGAATAAGCAGAGCTACTAAGTTTTGGGACATACTCCCACATTTTTATTGTATCGGCTAATTCATATTTTTCATTTGCATAACTACCTTGATCAATTAAGGTTGTATCGCTAAGTTTAATGGGTGTAGTTGTTGAAAGATAGGTTGTAAAGTTCCAATATTCTTGTTGTACTGCTTTTTTAATTTTAGAGTCAAGATAATTATATTCAGGTGTATAATTTATACTTGGACCAGACCAGTTTATATCGTCTGCAGATAAGCCATAACCGGGGTACGGGTATCTAAAAATAGTTTTGGCATTACCTTCTATATATGTAGAAACGTTATTAGTTGATTCATTATATTGTTGAAATTTAAGCCATGCCCCTTCTATACCTCTAGCTGTTTTAACAAAAATTACGTCTGAATCTGTCGTATCGGTACCGGCAGTACCTGAAACTTCTAGCCCTGTACTTGTTATTGGAACAGGTATGTAGCGAGGTACTGATTCTGGGTCTTGTGGATAGGGGCCAGATGGCCAATAAAAGAAGTTATTACCTTCTTGTAGAAATATATTAAAGAAAGCGGTATCAACACTGAGACCTGGGGTACCTGCAAAGTATTTAGACTCTCCTAAATATTTGCTCAAAATTCTATCAGCAACTAATATACTATTAGGTAATTCTTCAATTTGAGTATCTCTTAGTTCTGTTAATAGTTGTAGTAAGTCTCTATCATATGCGCCTGTTTTATACATCCATTCTGCTGCACTTAATGGGATATTTTTAGTTTGTAAAAAGTTTTTAAGTTCGTCAGATGACAAATTATAATATGTCGATGTAGGTAAATTAGGTGACTGATCAAGATACTCATGATCGTCATATAATTCTTCTACTTCAATAACTAAATCATCTTTTATACTACTAAGCTCAGGTATATGAGACCATATAGCAGCTGGAATAGTGGTAAATGAGTTAGGTTTTTTAGTAAAGCTTGTTAAAAGCTGCTCTTGTAATTGTTGTACTAATCCAGTATTAGTTCCTGCTAAGTTGTACTTTACTTTTGATTTTTTAATTTCTTCTCGAAGTTTTAAATAGTATAAACCAATCTCTTTTAATTTTTTAGCAAAATACGGAATAGCTAATAATAACTCTTTTTCATTATTAATGTCTATTTGATTATACCAAATTTCTTTTTCTTCAATAGAAAAAAACAATTGTAAATGTCTTAATAAACCTAAGTAATCTAAACGTAGCTGAGTGTTAAAATCTGCTGCTTTTTCTTTCTTTTGTGTTAACCAGTTAGTAAGGTATTTGTTATATAGTTCGTATTCTTGATTTGATGCAACTCCAAAATATACATTTTTCCATTGTTTAAAGGACAAAGGTGTGTTTATATCAAGAGGTATGCCTGATGAATTTAGCGGAGTACCATAATTTGTAAGATTTTGCGTTGCCACTAGGTTATATTATTATTTAACTATAATGTTCTTAGTTAACAAATAGTTAAATGTGTTTTCAATAATACCTTTATCTCCGTAAAGTTCTTGTTCAGATGATAGGTAGGGAGATAAGGTTGTTTGTGGGTTTTCCCAATCGATATAATTTTCTATAAATTTATCAGAATATACCGGAACAAAATCTAAAAATATATAATTTGGTATTAATGGATACGCATATCCAGGTAATTGTAAATCTGTTAATTGATATACGGTTTCTCCGCCGCTTAATACAGGTAAAGTTATTAAAGTAATATCGTTGCCGTCTGATCTATTTTGTAAAAATACTTTATTACCTGCCGTAACTAAGGTATTAGTTGTAAGTCTTGGGCCTACACTACGATTTAAAATAGGTAAAGGGGATTTTAGGCCATATAGTCTATTACGAGGTGTTGAAACAATATCTAAATATCTTTGAATTTCGGGAGGAAAGTCTGTTCCATAATCAAAAGCATATGTGTCAGTTTCTTGAGCGTATGATAATAATTGTCTAATATTGCATGTATCGACGTCTCCGTGGGTAAAGATAAAATTAGCAATACGCTCATACACTGTGCGACCAATATCTTCTGTTGCGCTCAGCTGATTGTTACCTACTACTGCACCTAAAAAGGTATCAAAAAATACAGTGTTGCGGTTTAATACTTCTGGAAGAGCTAAATCTTTATAATGAGCAGCAGTATCAAAATTTTCGTTCAGCAGCCGTATTTGGTTAGAATTTGTAAAAGTATTTACTGAAAAAGGAGCCGAATTTCCAGTAACAGGTATAGCTGTTAAAGAGGTAGGGTTAAAATATTTTTGATACCATCTATTACCGGTCCAGTCCCCGTTAGCTTGAAGAGACTTGTTATACTCGCTTGTTAGGGTGTATGTAAAAGAGACGTTAGCATCGACATAATAACCAATTAAAGAATCGGGACGTATTTTTGTTGAGCGCGGAGTAGTTCCTATAGAAATAGGTATTGGAATTTGAGGAATAGTTATCGTAAAAATTTTGTTACTAACTGAATCTAAAATCCATAATCTATTAAAGACGTCTACTGCAAGGCCCTCTAATTCGTTATTTCTGTCATAAGGCGGTGGAGGCTCAACACCAGTAGCACTTGGGGTAACGCTCTCTACAATTATTGTATTACTACTTACTTTTGAACTAGTAATTAAAGATACTGTTGTACCGTCATCATTTAATTCCCATCCATATGCAGACCAGTTGTAATCACTACTTAGAGTTGCTGATGATGCATTGTTGTATTTGGATATACAGCCAATGTTTCTAACACCGTATATAAACCAAAGATTGTCGTATTTGTCTACCGAAAGGTATCCCGGGTGGGTGTATCCAGAAACCGTACTTAGTAGAATACCGGATGAATTGTATAGGGATAATAAGCCTTGATCGAGAGAAGTATTAAAACTTTGAGCTACCCATAAATTATTATCGACTGTTACAGCTAAACTAACTGGAGAGCTGGCTGGCATTAAAACGGATAGTAAAGTAGTACCGGTTGTGCCACTATATTTAACTAAAGCGCTAGATGCCGGATTACTATAGGTTACCCAAACATTATTTTCTCTATCGGTTTCTACCATTGATGGCTTGTGTACAAAATCCCCGTCAAAAATATTATATGTAGATATTATAGGTAAAAGCGTGTAGAGGTAGTTTAAGTTTTGATCGAATTTTAAAACTGATACTGTATTAAACAGTGAAACATATATATTATAGTTTTTATCAATACATATATTTGAAGGTGTATATGCACCTAAGACTGGAGAGTAGCCACCAAAACTAGACAATTGTACAGTGCTCAAAAGTGTACCTGTATTAGAAAACTTATAAATACGATCTAACTCAGCGTCGGTTGCATACACGTCATGTTGTCTAGGATCGATTGCCATGGCATATATGCCAGCGAATCCTGACATGTAGTAGTTATAGGTGCTTGTTGAATCTATAGACGGGACTGTTATTGTTTTAATATAGCCATCAATTAAATTATTAGAATACTTAAAGGCATTAATTGTATCACAATTATCCGGATATGGCGGCAAAAAGACTTTATGTAAGGTTTTATTTTCGGGGTTAGAAACCCAAGCAAATACATTAGGGGAGCACCCTAGTGGGTAAGCAAATTGATTTATATTACTTTCTTGATTAAGAAAGATGGTTGTGCTTGCTGAAATAGTTGTAGAATTTATTGGTGACAAGGGTGTTAAAGTGGTGAATAAATAACCACCAGAATCTAAACCGTTTTTATCTAGAGATTGAAAGTAAAGAGGTGCTTCGTCTATTGTGTATTGATTTGTACCACAGAGAGAAACTTGTACTGTAGCAAGTTTTCCTTGCTCGTTTGATTGCGGTAAAACAAATAAAATTCCTGATTCTTTTTCTTCAGATCCTTGTAAATAGTTTTTTCTATTAGAATGTATAGTTATTAAAAAAGGTGTTTTAATGTTTGTCCATTTATAGGGGTAAACATTTTCTAGATAATTACCGGTAATTTTTAAATGTGTTGGTATAACACTATAAACATTCCATATTACACCAGCTCGTATAACATTATTATTTGCATAACTAGGGTAGTTAAATACTTTAGAGTCTTTAGGAAATACAAAACCTGATGTTTGTAATGTAGCTGTAATTAAAATAGGACATTTAGAGTAAGGATCACTCGTACTACCGGAGCATTTATCATCTACATAATAAAATTCCGATGCCCCTGAAACCGCAACAACTTTATTATTTAAATATAAATTATCGACCGCGACGGAAAGAGTGGTTGTGGGGGTTAAATTTTTATCTAGAAATCTCCAAGTAGGTGTTAAAAATCGCCATTTTTCAGGAACGGTTTCATATGGGGTAGTTTGAGAATTTGCTGCATATAAATCTACAAAAATAGGTACATTTATTTGAGCAGATGTTAAACTAATTTTAAATGGGGTAGCTGTAGGGTGACCGGGTATTGCATAATCATCCGGTAACTCAGTAAACTCTAAACAATCACCATATACATACTCAACTGTTATCGGTTTAGATACAAATTGAAAATTACCAAGAATATCAAATGTGGATAATGAAACAATATATGTACCTGGGTAGTTATAGCTATGGGTTGGGTTTTTGGTATTATATTCTTTTGTGGTGTCTCCAAAATCCCATATACGTTTAACAATAAGATTTTCACTGCTCGTTGTATCGAAAAATGTAAAATCTGTTTCGTAAACGTTACCAGATGAAGGAGCTGTAATAAAGCTTGCACTGATCATATTGTTTAAAACTCAGCTGTAACGTTTGTATTAATGTCACTAATAACTCGAATTTGATTTTCAATAAAATCAATATTGTTAAAATATAAGTATTCAAAAAACCGACCCGGTAAAGTGGTATTAACGATTTGTTGATCTAATGTGGGGTGCAGAGGGTTCCACACAAAAAACGATACGCCTGGTGCTATAGAGGTCGGGTCTAAAGTAGATTGAGTGTAGCAGTTAGCTACCCCTTCAATATTCAAAACTAATTGTGTTATAAATCTTGTGTCAAGGTCTTGACCGAGTCTAATATTTTGTTTACTAAAATAGCTACGGAAAAGATTAGCTACATCTTTAACAATTGATTGATTATCTCGGCGAAAATTAGAGCGTTTGTTTACAATTAATTCAAAAGGTATTAAATCTCCTTCAGTGTTAAATATTGTATTTATATTTGTGCCAAATGTAACTGCTTTATAAACAGGATCAATAAATGCAACTTCAGTTGTTGTCATTTTTGAAGACGCTATAGAGGAATTTATTAGTTCTTTTTGAGCAGGTACAAGATAGTTTAAATTATTACTATCTGTATTTTTTGGAACAACAAGCAGATAAATATTGTTAAAATTACAACTATCGGCATATTGTAGTTGATTAAACAAAGCTCGATTTGTTTGAGATGGTCTATCTAAACCAATATCATAAAAATATTTTAAATA